CTGTGTAAAATAGGGGTTGACACAAGTCATTGTTTTTGTTACACTATTTGTATACGTTGATAAATAACAGTGTAGTGATAAAATAATAGACTTGATCATCTATTAGGCTTTTATCCTTTCCAGCCCGCTACTACACTGTTTTGGAAAGGATATGAAAGGCACATAATGATACAAACAAACAAACGCATTTTAGATCTAGCTGTAAAATATTACGGCACAACAGATCTCACAAGGCTACAACCATACCAACTGGATAAGATAACTACTTGGGCTACACGTATGAACCCTGATCAAGGCAAAAATCAACAACGCAAAGCACAGAATAAACTACGCAAAGGCAAATGGTATAAAAACAGCAATGACAAAACCAAGGCTATACTAGAAAACAAACACAGGCACTAACAAACAGCTCATAAGGCTTGTCCGCCAGATATATGGACCGTGGAAAAACTAGTTAGAGAGATCCTTGACTAGACACGAGAAGCAGTAATGCCAGTGATTATGCTGTTATCACACAACACAATGTTCTCAAGCAAGTGTAACAACTGAGGAACGAGGTTACACCTAGAGTCGCAACAGGTAGGGGAAAGTGCAGAGCCCCAGAGAGCGTGTATAAACATAAAAACACCTGTTTCCAAGTCTTGACTGGTGATACTCACATAATGTCAAGTTAGATGGAACCTGTAGTTAGGTTCCGTCTGACCAGATCAATCTACATAATATCTCAAGTATGTTTCTTAAAACGGAGTGGACACAACACCATCTTGTGCTTGAGCGAGTGCAACGAGTGATAAGACAAGTGGGTTGTATGCTGGTGGCGTAGCAACTGGCATTTAACATTGACACACACAACCACGTGTAGTATAATATAATAGTAAGAATACAGGAGAAATAAAATGGCAGAAATATCTAAACAATGTGAAAAAAGATTGTGGGAAATATATCGTTATGGTAGAAAACTTAAACTACATCAGTTTGGATCTTTTTTTACATTTTATGAGTATCATAGAAATATATATAGACAAAAAAAAGGTACATCTAAAAAACAAGGTAAAGATTTTACTTTGACATTACAGGATTGGTTTGAACTGTGGGATATAGATTTATTACATAATCAAAACTCAAAATATAAAAAACGTATGATTTGTCGTATTATTGAACCAGGTCCTTATAGTAGAGATAATGTTTATATAGGCGATGCTCAAACAAATGCAGATGATTGTAAACGAAATGGCAATCAAAAAACAAGAAAACGCAAGTGCTGGTTTGACGGAGTTGAATATGCAAGCACAACAGAAGCAATAAAGGCTAGTGGTTTAAGTGCTCACAAATTTTATAAACATCCTTCTTATAAAGCAGGCGAAATTTACATCAGCACTCAGACTACTTACAACACATAAAGATTAAAAAATAACAGGGGTGTAAGATGTAGTGGTTTTATGCCTTTTTTAGTGGCAAATTCTACACTATGTTGTGGTTATTTTTGTATCTGTAATTTAACGTCATTTAAATGTAAAAAGGATCCACTGTTTTGCAAAATGGCTTAAGCAACACAGTGAATCCACCCAGTCTTGTCAGAAAACTACTTGAGGTAGTCATCGCACGGTTTGTATTGTAATAGGAGAAAAACTCTCTAAACCGTACAATTATTTATCTTTGGTTGGATCCGCCCCACGAGATCTTATGATCCTGTTGAGTTCTTCTACTGAGTACCATGTTTGAGTACCCACTTCTCTAACACGTCTACACACACCGCAATGTTCACGCCAATGACGTGTGTTTGAGCCTCCACATTGTTTTATCCATGTGTGTTTTTTACTTTCAAGTTCGCAACCACAATCACAGGCTTCAAGTGGTTGTATATCACTCACAATGAGATTGTGTTCATCATGTCTGCCACGTTTACGAAATGTTAGTCTACTTAAAATTTCTTCAGGTATAGTGGTCATACAGTATATACTAGCTGAGACTGGTCATTACACCAAATGCGGATATAATCACACTGGCAAAAACTGCCATTGTTACATAAATGGTTTTGATTAGACCTTTTTGTCCTTCGTGCATACGTTCACTCATATGATCTAATTTTGTTTCCACTGATTCCATACGGCGATCAAGTTGCTCATACTTTTCTTCTATCAATGCCATTCTTGTCTCCATATCCATATCATGCTTGCCTGTTTACACAATTGATCCTAAATGCTCGTCTGTCTGTTAGTCCATCATCTGTGGTTATGGTACAGGTTATGATGTAGGTTTTGTTGGCTTGTCCGCCTGACAGTTCTACATATGATTTTCTGTTTGAATCTGTTAAACCTGAGGATACCACTGTGATTGGTGTAGGATCATTACGTCTTGCCGCTGATGCAAAACTTGCTGTAGCAAGTTGATCACCTGTTTCCAACCATGTGGTCCAATCCAATGTGTATGTGAGTTGTGCTGAAGGGTCCTTGTCTATGGTGACCCCTGCGTTTGTGGCTTGAAAGCCTGTTCTGTTTATAGCCATTGTTTTATCCTTCTAATGTATAAGTTCTGTTTTCCTGCGAGATGCTATGAGTCCTAGTTTCTGCAGGTATAGTGTATGTTCTAGTTTCGCTTGGGATCACATACACAAATTGATCAACGTGCAATACTTTGTTTACTGTGACGGTGGCAACAAATCCTGGTAATGTTGCTGAACCTTGGAATATTGCACCACCTAGTGCTGTTACAGTGTGTTCAGTGGTTAAGTCGCTGGTTGCTGAACGTGTTACCACAGGTGTTGTGCTCATACTTGTGGTACACGCCTGTGTAATTACTATTGGTGTTATTCGTAAACCAGTACACGCCATGCTTGTAACACCCGCTTGGGTACTGACTACACCTCTTAATCTATTGGGAGTGGTGCTCATACTTGTGGTTGCGTCTAGTTGTGTTTCACCAACTTTGGTTGCCACCGCAGAGCAAGTAAATCCTGCATTTGTGTCCAGTACAGCACTGGTGTTTCTGTTTGCTACACCTGTACTGGTTAGACTTGCAGTTGTGTTTTGTGTACTAACACCTAGTCTAATTCTATCACCAGAGCAAGTGGTGCTGAATACAGTGCTCACGGTGCTAGAACCTAGTTTGTTGGTACTACCAGTTGCACTCAACCCAAAGTTTGCTTCAAGTTCAGCATCAGCTTTTCTTGTCAAGTTTGCAGTTACAGCAAAACCACCAGTACCAGAGAGAGTTGCATCAGCTAATCTGATTCTCAGTGCATCTATGGCTATGCCAAATACACTTGTTTGTGTTGAGTCAGCAAATCTGACCCTATCTCCTGAACAGGTGGTGCTGGCTACAACATCAAGTTGGGTTTCTCCTACCTTGGTTGCTACAGCAGTGATTGTAAATCCTGCATTTGTATCCAGTGTTGCACTAGCTTGTACAATACCTGATATTGTGCTACTTGCACTGGTTACTACACCTAGACTAGGTGAATCTTCAAGTAGTGTAGCTGTATCATCTGTAAAATTGTTGTCAAAGTGTTGTAGTAGTTTGGTGTCTAAACTGCCGTATGAATAACCTGCACTGTTTGTAGTGTTTGAGCCTATTTGAAAATGCAATTCATCAAAGAAGAAATCACTGTACACACTGCCTGCTGGGTTGGCACTTTGTTGTGGAAGGTGTAGATAAAGTGCAGTGTTAGTGCTCCAATAGATGTCAAAATCTCCACTGAGTGTTGCAACTGTGTTTGTACCACGTTTCAATGAGAGTGTGCTGGCACTTTGATCATATATCACCTGTATATGATACCAAGTGTTTGAGGATATATCATAACTGGTACTGCTGGTTCCTAGTTGGAATGTACCTGAATTGTTTTTTGCCCTTAGAAATAATCTACCTGAATCGTGATATACTACAAAATGAAAATCGCTGGTAACAGAACTAGGATCTTCCTGATATCCTGGTAATGGATTGTTTCCTGCATTACTGCTGGCACTTATGATTGCATTGTTATCTGCGTCTATATAATCAGTTTGAAACCAAAAATCCACAGCCCAATCTTTGCCTCTATCACTAGTAGGTAAACCCAGTGTTTCTGTTTTTGCACTTCTATGTGTGAATCCTGTGTGTTCTTCTAATTTTAAACTGTGTGTGCCGTATTTTTTAACTGAACTATCAAAAGAGAAATTTGTATCAGATTCCCATACTTCACTGCTGGAGTTCCAACGTACTACACTCATTGACACTGGTCGTGTGGTACCTAACCATTTACTGCGAAATTCTATGGGTGTTGCGGTTAAACTTGTGGTTGAATTTTGTGTTGAACTGCCAAATTTTACTATAAGTGCTGATGCGGCAAGTGTATGGCTACTGCTTAGGGTACTAGAACCAGTAAATTCTACTGAAGGTTCTACATTTGGTTGGAAGCCCCCGTCGTCGTGCCCCATAGCAAATTCACTAGACAAGGAACCTGTTGAATTTCTTCTACGATCTGCTTGTGCATTGAGATTTAGAATATTGTTCAGCGTGATATCGCCAAAACGCACTCTTGTGGCTGTGGCCTCAAAACTTGTAGTGCAATTCAGTGTGGCTGTTCCAAATTCTATTGCAGGTGTAAGAGTTGCACTCAGTGTGAATGCACTGCCACCTGTTCTAAAATAGCCTGCCTCTATATAGCCTTCTTCAACATATGTAGTGGTTGTGTCAGCTTGACCTTGTGCAATGCCTCCAACATAGTCAGCATCTACAAAATAACCAGTTTCTACATATTCTTCTGTGGCTAGTAGTGTCATTGTCTTATATAATCAACTATTTGATCTGGTGAATAACTCAGCATTTGATCTACAGTTTCTTGCAGTGTTGGTTCGTGGTCAAAAGTGTAATCAACACTGATTTCTTCTGAGTCTTTGATATATTTAAATGTATATGTTACCATTAGAAACTCTCCACTATACTGCTTGGCAAGGTAAAGTTTGCACTGCCTGTTCCAGTACCAGTATAACCTCTATTACTGCCTATTGTTACACGGAGATCCTGCAGGTGTCCATTGAAGTCATTTCCATCTCCTGAATTGAATTGTCCTACATTTAATGTGCTGAATCCAGTGTTACTAGTAACCCAAGCACCTCTATACACACCATCTTTGTATGCTCTTTTGGTACCACCATCACATACTATTGCAACGTGATGCCAATTAGTATCTCCTAGTCCTAACCAATTTTCGTTTGCAAATTGATCTGAACTACCTGTGTTAAAAGCAAACAACCATCTACCACCTGAATCAGCACTGCTAAAACACCAATTTGAATTGGTACCTGCACTTGATGCTTTTACCCAACTTTCTAGTACATAAGTTCCTGATGCACTGTTAGGAAAGGCAGTACTCAGTGCATATGTCATTGCTGATCCTGCACCACTGGCATTCTCCAAACTTTTTACATAATCTGGTGAACTGGTCCAATATCTTGTGGTGTTGGTAATGCTACTAGCTGGACCTTGTGTGTCTGTTGCTTGGCTACTGGTTGAATTTGTAATGTTATGGCTAACATCATCAAATTCATGTTCTGTATCAAATGGCACTGCTAATTTTACACTGCTTGCATAAGTGTCACTTCTTAAAACAACACCTCCAGCAACTGCACCTTTAGCTAATGAATTTAATCTAAATGCTCCTAATGGCATAGTTTCTCCTTAACTAAAGTTTGTGCTTAGGCTTGCGAAATATGTGGTTCCGTCATAAAAAACTGAAATTATATCAAAAGTATCAGTGGTACTTAAAGTTTTTGTACCGCCAGAAAATTTCATAGTACTGGTTAGTGTTCTACCTGTACCATTTGTATCCACAATCAGTGTCATTGATTGACCTGCTTCTGCGTTGGCAAAAGCGGAAAATGTCAAGTTACCGTCTAATTCAATTGTTTGTACATTGCCGTTTGCAACATCTGGTGTGATTGTACCTGAAGTTGTACCTAGATCATGTACAGTTTCTTTGTAATCTTTTATTTGCAAATTGCTTACATTTGTACCATTGAATGTGGTTGTGCTGGTTGCACCTGCTGTCATACTGATTCCGCCACCATTACTCAGTGCTATTTGTGGATCAGTTGCTCCACCTGCTCCTAAATTTGTTCTTAAAGCAAGACCTGTGCTGGTGTGTCCTGATAAAATACCAAAACCTGAACTGCCATAATCATTTATTATTTCCAAACCATTGTTGATAAAAACCACACCAGTACCATTTGGTGCTAGTGAAATATTACCATTTGTGGTTGTAGTTGAAATAGGTGATGCTTTTATATCTAACCCACCAACTGAGGCATTTACAATAACACTACCATTGCCATCTGGCGCTAGTGTAATTGAACCATTGCTTGTGCTTACAATGCTGTTTGAATTAACATCCAAATCTCCACCAAGTTGAGGAGTAGTGTCCTCAACAGTATTCTCTAACTTGTCTGAATTCAAGTTGGTAAGGTTTGCATCCATCTCTGCGGTGGTAAGAGCGGAACCTTTACCTGATCTTGTTACTATTGTTGCCATAACTACTCCTCGCTATTTGGTTTATGCTAATGTAATAGTCAAGTTGCCTGAAGATATCTGAAATGTATCTCCTGTTTCAATGGTTTTGCTTGATGTTACTGCTCCGTGGAATAGTAGGTTTCCTGATGAACTTGCATCATGTACACTCACGTGTGTGATAGTACCCCAGTTGCCTGTTGCGGCTGGAAAAGTTATAGTTGCGTCTGTTGAACAGCTACCACCTGAAGCGGCGGCAAAACTTGCTGATTGACGTGCGTAACCACCGCCTGAACATTCTGTTCCTGAATCGTCATCTGCTGGCGAACTTGTGTAAAGTCCCACGTAAAGGTTTGATGGTTGTGAAAACGCTGTGTTTTTTAATGTGTGATCTAAGAGTTTGTTCTCTAGATAGTCTGATGCGGCTGACATATTAATCTCCTTATTTTGTCTGCTATATTTTTACAAATGCAGACAAAATGCCTGCTGTTTGTATTTATGCCAAACGTAAAAAATCACTAAAAAAAGGTAAAAAAAGTTTAGTTTTTCTTTACTGGCTGTTGTGTTGACAGATCAACACGATAATCTCCGTAATTAAATGATTTTTCACGCTGAATATACGGATCTGTTGTGAATGCATAAGGCTTTTTTGTCCTCATTGTAAATTCACCTGTTGTAGAATTATAATAATAGTACCACATAATTACTCCAAACTTACAAAACTTATGGTGCTGGCATCACCTGATGTATCAAGTGTTTGAACAGCAACACTGGTTACATCTACAACTGCTTTATTTGTGGTAACACTGCTAGGAACATCTTGATCTAATGTTAGTGTGTCTACCAATGCCGCTGTGACTTTGTAATAACCTGCGGCGGCATCTGTTATGTTGAATATATGATTGTTGTTGGTAAATTCTTTGAACACACTTCTCTGTGTTGTATATGTCACATTGTCTGTGCTGTATTGCAACACCAAGGTAAGAGGCACTGAACCTACATAACTTCTGCTTTCCAACACTTCATCTACATATATATCATAATTTACAGTTCCATAAGGTCCTTCAAATATAATCTGTAGATTTTTAAAACTTGCACCTGATGTGTTAAACACTGCACCATAAAATGAAGCACCATTTAAATTGGTGTCAACTGTGCTGACTGTGAATCCAACATCTTGTGAATCATACACAGGTATACCACCTCCTGTGATTGCAGTTTTACCTGTGTCTGTTGCAACTGCTCTACCAACCTGTGTACCCAATGTTTCATCACTTTTGGTTTGCACAGTAGTATTGTTTTTGATAGCTGGCACACCCGTGTCAACTGTTCTAGTTAATTTTGCTAGATTGTTGTAGTTGTAGGTGTCATCTGAATACTCTACTGCTACTATATCAATATAAATTTCACCTGCTTCTGTGTCAGTTTGTGTTATTTCAATTATCCTAAATTCTTTCTTATCAAAATCAAAGTATGTATTGGTAACATCAATAACATCACCTGGTGCTAGATCTAACTGTTGAAAGTCAGTGGTAAAACTTATGGTCTTTGTCAATCTACTTTGTTTTAATTCTGTTAGTGCTATAACATCTGCTTGTATAGGGTTGTTTACAAAATCAAACTCTATTGTAAGTTTGTTGTCTGGTTCATAATCAAATCTATCTGTAACAGGTTCATCAAAACGTATGTAATCTATCCTATCTCGTATATCGCTGTTTGGAAACTTGACTTCACAACTGTTGTAAAATTCTTCAAATGGTATTTCACTGATTGTTATTGAACCAATAATGTTGTCATCATCAAAACTTCTTGTGCTGGCAGTGGGTTTGTTGATAACCACACCATATTGAAAAGTATAAGGATCCCAAGTTAAAAAAGCGGCACTTGCACTGGCTAATTTTTCAGCGTTTTGCCAAACTGTTTTTCCTGTGTCTACCAATCCGTTGATTGTAAATGCTTGTTGTTGTGAACTCATTTATATCTCCTTAACACGCTACGCCCCAATCAGGTTTTTCTGCTGTAGTCCAACTAGTGAGTGTGTTTGTGTCAAAATCTGTAGGTTTGCTAGATATCAATTCAACACACCAACCTGAAATGTCTTGGTCAAATGCACCAGCACTGAAGAACATACGTCCCATTGCAGTAACTGATGCAGTGTTCCAACTACCAATGTCTTGATTAAATGCATCTGCATCTTCAAACATACTACCCATTGATGTTACACTACCAGTGTTCCAACTACCAATGTTTTGATTAAACACTGTAGCATCGTTAAACATAAAATCCATATTTGTCACGCTACCAGTGTTCCATCCTGTTATGTCACCATTGAAATTGCCTGCATTTTGAAACATTTCTCTCATAGTTGTTACATTGCTGACGTTCCAACTGTTACAAGTTTGATTAAAATTAGTTGCACTATCAAACATACTGTGCATATCTGTAACACTGCTAACATCCCAACCATTTATATTTTGATTAAATGCACTAGCATTGTTAAAGAAATTAAATGTGCTTGTAAGATTGCTTACATCCCAACTTGAAATGTCTTGATTGAATGCATTAGCACCTTCAAACATACCTATACCACCTAACACAGTGCTGAGATCACACATACTGGTTACTGAACTAGTGTTCCAACTGCCAATGTCTTGATTAAATGCGGCACATAGATTAAACATTCCTGTCATATCTGTGACATATTGAGTATCCCAAGTGGTTACGCCACTTGCATTAAACAATGTGCCTCCTTGAAAACACTTGTTGAGATTGGTGTAATGGCTAGGCAAATTGCTTGGCACATATCCTGTACCATTCATTGCTAATTGCAATCTTGTAGGTACTGTACTATCACCCCAACGATCCAATGTTGTCAAACCAAATATTCTATGTTGTGTTAATCCTGCAGGAATACTTGCTGTTACATAGCCTGAGTAACCGCCTGTGTATGTCATACTTGCGGCGTTTGTGTATGTGATTGTGTCAATAGTACCATCACCTCTTACCCAATCAATATCTATGCTGGTTACACCTGTGTCAAATGCACTTAGTATTGCTGGTGTTGTGCCATAGGTTGCAGTGTCAAATGTTGCAATCAAGTTACCTTGATGTTCAAAACCAAATGCACTTGTGGTTGTGGTCATATTCATAGTTGAATCTATTTGCATAATTTTCAACGGTGTCATTGTTGTACTTGTTGTTGATGCCATAGTAGAACCAGTTTGGAATATTCTCAATCCTGTTGCAGTTGTGCCTGCTACCATTGGTAAAGTGCCTGCGCCTTGTTTTAGTAAACCACCTACACAACTTGCGCCAAATGTAGAAGTTAGAGTTGTTGGATTTGGTCTTCTTGTAACAGTAGGTTCAGTATCTGCTTGTGTTGCTATTGCATTTTGTGTGCTAAAAAAACCTTTGATTACCGTTGGTGTTGCTGAAGTAGTTGTGGTCACAGTTTGATCACTGATCCAATCTCTGCTTTCAACAACTTGTACAGCAATGTCATTTGTGCTGGTAAGATTGTTTGTTAAATTAAAAAACAGTATACAGTCTGCATCACTCCTTGCAAAATATACATCTATGCTGTTCAGTGCGTCATTCACTGATGCTGTATCACCTATGATTGTAACAACACCTGTTGTAGCATCAATTGAAAATTCTGCTGGACTTGCATCTGATGTAAATCCAGTTATTGTTCCTGCGGTAGCTGAAATAGTCAATGTCCAGTCAGGATCAAAACTGCCTGCACCTGCGTTTGTTATGTTTACAATGCTCATATTGGTTTTTACTTCATTGCTTACATAAGTCAAACTTGGTGGTGTAGTAAAATACTGCACAGGATTTACAGTTAAATCTACTGTCCATTGTACTTGATCTCTACTGCTGTCTTGGTTGTCTGAATAATAACTGATTGTGCCTGTAAATTGTATGGTACCGTCAAATCCAAACTGAGGTTGTACTGTGGCTTGTCTTGCCAACAGCCAATCAGCTTGACTGCGTATGTCATCTACTACCCAAACATTGGTTGTGCCTACTCTAGCCGCTGTCATATGACTTGGAAAAGCGGGCCAACTCACTGATACTGGTGCGGTAAAATTGCTGAGATCAATAGTGTATTGCACTTCAGCAACATCATATTGTGTTACATCATTTATGTTGATACCCCAAGGAAAAACAAAGGTATTGTTTTCATTTATTGTCAATGTTTGATTGACAACTGCACCTCTGTCAAAAATAACCTGTGCTGTCCTTACATCCGTATAGGTAATTGGTGTAAGTGCATATGTGTTGAGATCTTGTAAACTGCTGATTGTCATGCTGATGTCACCTTTATATTTGCTTGATCTAATCCACAACCATAAACCGTGTTTGTCATATAATCAAACAACACATCACCTGGTTGTGTAAGACTGTTGCCTACATCAACTTTGATTGTTGGTACTTTGTTTAATTCTAAATCAGGATCCCAAGCAATTCTCACAATGCAAAATATCAAACCTGTCATAGCGTGGCTTGGTGTCCAAGTTTCAAACACATTCCTTGCATCAACCTCAGCACCTGATGTTTCAAAACCCACTGGCAGTATGTGATTTGCACTGCCATTTGCATAAAGATACACACCTACTTTGTTTGCATAGGCAGTGTTTGTGTTGCCTTCTGTGTCTGTTAGACTGGCCGCAATCTGCCCATTGCTTTGAAAGTTTACTTTTTGGTTGTCCAAGTAAACATTGAAAAATTCATATGTGCTTACTGTGCCATCTATTTGTGTGCCTGTTGCCATAGCCAATGTGGTGCAAAATTGCAATTCATTGTTGCTACTGGTCAAACACACATCTGTGATTGTACCTGAAAATGTGGCTCTACCATACAACACAGGTATTTTGTATTCTGTGCTAGGATTAACCTGTATGCGTGTTGCTTCAACAGTTTTCTTTTCCGTGACCTGTGTGACATCATCGCTTTGTTTTATGATGTTTGCAGTGGTTACACTAGTTGCTTGATAGTTTTTTATGCTCATAATGTCTTCAGTGTTTTTAACACCTAGTACATCTTGTATGAGATTAAAAATTTCTTTGAATTTTGCAACTGTGGTTTGTATGTTGTCAATGAAACTCATTTGGTACCTCCAAAGAACCATTCTGCTTCTTCTAGTGCTGGTACATTGTCAAATGATACATCTGCATCACTGGTTAAATGTCTTAGATCTACTGGATTTGTTCTTAAACCTTTTACCACTCTTGTGAGCAAGTTTGTTAAAGGCACACAATCCATTAGAACACTCACTGTGCCTATGCCTGTTTCAGGATCTACTACATCTTCCAGGGTGTATGTGCTTACATATCCTGCAAATCTACCTGTTATACCACCTGTTGCTAATGGAAAGTCCAAATCACTGATTATGGTGTTTGTGCCTGCTTGAAAAAATGCTCTTTGTATTTGTATGGTTGAACCTTTTATACTACTGTACAGTATTGCCCTAGCATCCGTCATAGGAATACCACTTATTGTAACACTAATGGTTGCAGTGTTACTGCGTAGAGCTGTTTTACTTGAACTCAACTTCAACAATGGACCTAATCCTGTGAAAGTGCCTTCTGTGGTGGTTACATCATAGATTGAATCATTGTATCTTAGTGTTGTGAGGCTTGGAAATGCTGTAGCAGTGGTACGATATTCTTGTATGGTTTGTCTTATCAACAGTGTGCTACGAAATGCATTTAGACTTTGTAGGCTGGTTGTCACGACATCACCTCTTGGAATACAAATGCTCCATCCCAAGCTACCTGATTGCGTTCTACATAATACCAATTAGGCAAACTTGTGCAAATCACAGTGTGTTGACAATCTCCTCCTACACGTAGATCATATGTGCCAGCAGTTTCATCAACTGGTGGTCTGTGTGTGGGTATAACAGTGTCGTTCCAAGCAACATTTTGTGTTACCATATACACTCTACCGCCCACAGGTTGTATTAGATCTCCTGCCAAGAACACATTGCCTGATGTTATTGTTACACCTGTGGCAAATGTAAATTGATTGCTGAGTACATTTATTCTCACGTTTGCAATGTTGGTTTCATCACCTCTATAAGGAAACATCCAACTAAAACCTGTGTTTGCAAAGTTCACAGTGTCTGAATTCAATCTATCTTTTATGGTATAGCCTGCTATTACAGTTCTATATTCTTCTACCCAAGGCACACCTTGTGGCATTGTTACTGTGTACCTCCAAAATGCGTTGCCTCTGTCTACACTACGCACCAAACCTGAACGTGTTTGTGTTTGTGCAACCTGTGGTCTATATTCTACCTGTAGGTTTGCACAGTTGTCAAATATTGGTTGCCAACTCATCGTCTACCTCCTATGCTTTGTCCTCTTTGTACAACTGCGTGAACAAAACTAGGATCTCTTGCTAACAAGCTTCTAAAACTTGCCGCATCTACTGCGTTTATGTTGTATGTTACTGCTTGTGTTGTTCCTGACATTGGTGTTACTTGTGCAGGTCCACTTACTAGTTCTGGTCCTCTTTCACCTACTACACCAAACTGTCCTCTTGGTATCATACCACCGTTTGCAAAGAAACCTGCAAATGGATTTGTGAATTGGAAGCCTTCAAATGCACCGCCTACTGTGCCTTTGATCCTTGAAAATGTTGAACTTACACTGTCAAACAGTCTTGACATTCTACCACGCACATCCGTGGCTAGATTACTAACTGAGTTGAATATTGTACTGCTCATACTAGCAACCTGTGATCGTACATTGCTTAAACTTATGCCTGTTATTTCTTCAAATTTATTTGCTACTGTTGATGCAACATTTTGGAATGCTGGCAATACTTCTTGTACTGCACCTGTGATACTGTCAATCATACCTGAAGCCATACCGCCAAAACTTGATAGTACACCTTTTGCCATATCAGGTACTATTGAATTACCTACAATATCATCTTTCATTTTGGTAAACCAACCAGTGACTCCACTCCAAGCTTCTTTGGCACGATCCTTTACACCTTCAGTCATACTTGAAAATGCTTCTTTGACTGCGGCACCCATTTCTCTAGCTTTTTCAATTGTTTTTCCAAAAAATTCTATTGCTGATTGTATTTTTTCTATAACGTAAGTAACTGCTTGTGCAATTAAATTGAATCCTGCTTCTAATGCTGGCAATGCCGCATCTACCAATGGTGCAATAGCCTCTGCAACCAAGCCTAACACTTCAAATACTTTTTGCAGTATTGGAAACACTAGATCTGTTAACACTGTGCCAATCAATGAGAACACAGGTTGTAGATTTTGAAATGCATTCTGCACACCTTCTATGATAGCTGGCATATTTGCCAATACTTTTTCTGAAAGTTCTGTAAGATGTGGTAATAGTGCGGAAACCAATTGTGTGCCAACACTTTGGATTTGTCTTCCCATTGCGGCCATATTGTCATTGAAAGCTTCTGCATTGTTCAGTGTGTCTTGTCCAACAAAGTCTGTGCTTTCTGCGGCTTTGTTCATTGCTTCAGCCATGTTTTCTGCACTAGAACCTACATCACCTAGTGCTCTGTTTACAATAGGTCCTAGTCTAACACCAACAATGGCTTGAAATTCTTCTGCTGATATTTTGCCTTCATTGAAAGCAACATTCAATGCCTGTAACAGTTCAGGTCCTGATTTTAATTCACCTTCTGCTGTTTTAAGTGCTGGACCAATTTTGCTCAACACTGACTCTGCTTGTTTGCCACCTTTGCTCAGTCTGTCTATACTTCTTCTACTGGCTTCTACATATTGTTCTTGTGATATACCTGCGTCTGCTAACACTGTGCCAAATGTTTGAAACACTGTCTGTGCGGCATCGCCTTCTACTTTTAAATTCCTTGCTTGTTTGGCAAGTGCATCCATTGAGTCAATTGAACTTTGTATACCTGATATTGCGGCAAATCCTCCAAATGCCGCGGCACCTGCCGCCGCTAATGGACCAAGTCTACCTAGACTGCTGAGTAGTCCTCCAACTGCACCTTTGGTTTTTCCTACACTTCTGCTTGCCTGTTCTGTTTCTATCTCAAGTATATACTTGTCTCTAGTTGTAGGCATTAAATTCTCCTCACAAATGCTTGTATTGCTTCAACAGTTGGTTTGGTCATACCATCTGGAGCCTGTTTTGAATGACCCTTGTTCAAGCGATTGGCATAATTGTAACCAGCTTCAACACCTGCTTGTGTTCTGCGTGTGTTACGTCTTGCATTGCCTGTCCTAACAGGTGTAATACTACGAAATTCTGTGTGTGCAAAATCTTTTACTTTGTCAATTTCACGCTGTACACGATCCATTCTAGTTTTTATTTTGCTTCTACCCACTATCATTTTGTGCCCTCACTGCGTCTATTCTTTCTTGTAGATATTCTTGACTGTGATGTGTTGGTGTATGTCCTTTGTTGATCTTGCGATCTCTCCAAGTTTCATATTCCATTGCAGTCAATGCAATCTTTAAATCCAATGTATCGCCAGACTCTAGAATCTCACTTGGTAGTTTTGAGTATCTTTTTGACATCAAGTCCAACCACAACAACATTTCTGTGTTGCGATCTATGCTACTGAAGTCTGGCGTGTTAAGTTTCCCAATTGTTCTACCACTGCATTCATCATATCAACCATAACTGGTGGTGGTAATTGATCATCAGGTGCTAACATTTCTTTGCCTTTTTGATCTAATACCAATTCACGTATCATATCCAACATTTCTACTGTGTTGGTTTGATCCACTGAACTCAATCTAATATATGTGGGCATATCATAACGATCGTACATATAGAAATCCAGGGATTCACCATATGTTGCTACCACGTGATCTGAGTCTAATGTGATTTTTTGTAGTTTTGGTTTTTTTGCTACTGCTTTGAGATCCATTAATCTGTCCTATCCTTTAATCTGTTTGCCAATAACACACAGAACTTGATCCTGCGTTTGGCTTTGCTTATATCTGCCTCAGCACTTGCGATTTCATTGCTGGCTTTGGCACATTCTCTTATGACTGTCTCCACCATTTGTTCTGTGGTGAGGTCATCTAATATTGTTGTCTTTTGATCCATATGTATTTACCTGTGGTAAAAAATACCCCCCCGTTAAGGGGGATATTGGTTTGTTGTTTAGAAGCTACCTGATGTTGCTATCGTGTAGTCACCTGTGATTGTGATTGTAACTGGTGAAACCCATACAGGTTCATCAGCACTCACAGTAGGAGCAAGTCCAGTAATATACCCATCACCTTCAATGTATTTGCCCGCTGAGCCGTCTGACTCGTCGCCCATATACAAACTGAAGGTCATCAGTGTTTTGTCTGTGCTTGCACCAAAGATGCCTAATGCCGCCGCTGTTGCTCCGCCTGAACCTGAAGTTCCAAAGAACGTGGTTTGGTTCAACACTAAATTGGTGTTCATTGAGTTGGTTGCTGTAGTAGCAATCTGTTTCTTTGAACCTTCATCTAGTTGTGTCCAGGTAAAAACATCATTGGCCGCGTTGATAGTAATATCCTGCAGACTTGGTATTGTCAGACCAGTGTCACTGCCGTTTGACTGTACTTTTAATTTAAGTACAGCTTCAACATTGCTGACTCCTGGTGCTGGATAAATGTAATTTGCCATATCTGTTTCCTTATGCTATCTTGGTAAATGTTAGTTCTACAGTGGTTACTTGTAAATCATCTACTATTTCAGTTGAGATTGTGCTGTCAGTGCTGTTAAAGCCTTTCTCCACATCCTTTGCCGCTAGTAGATAAGTTATCAGTGCACCATAGTTGTTTGGTGTGTTTTTGGCATCATTAGCGAATATGATGTCCAATCTTGTTTCTTTAATATCAATGTTGTTTCCGTCTAAACTGCGAAACAAGCTAGATACATTCAAGTCCTCTTCGTCAACAAAGATTGTCAAAGGTCTTTTAAGATGCAGTGGAGTACCGTTCTCAATGTACGGTAACTCCCTGGAAAAGTTATAGCGTTGTAGTGGCGCCGCCACTATGTAATCCATAACTTTATCTCTCATCTTATTCTCCGCAATCTGTAATTGCCGCTTGCTTTTTCATCCGTTTCAATGGTGCTGTCACCATCAAAGTCATACCAATCACCTGAATTGATCAGCTCTTGAAACAATCTGTCTGCACGATTCCTATAGTATCCCATTTTTTTGCGTTCGTTTGAATCATCGTCGCCAAAATCTGCGATGCCTGGTAAGATGTAATCGCTGAGAGCCCAGTAGACACACAGGTCTGTGAAATCTTCTGTTCTATCTTTGATGTTGTCTGGATCAGGCTTAGGAATATCTTTCCTGCTGACAGAACCATTATGTGTAACATAAAGGCTCTGCCACCAATCTGTGTTTTTGATATTGTCCAGTATACGTGTGGTTGCACGAATACAAGCTGTCTCAACGGTGTCATCAGTAAGGCTATCGTGTGAATCAAACAAACGAGGATCAGTTTCAGATACATCGCTGTATTCTGCAAATGAAATAGTGTTTGAACTTTCAACAATGAATGCCATACTTCACACTCCTTAAGATGCGTCTTTGATTAGAACACCGCGTCCTGCATCAATCAACGCCGCCTTAGCGTGAAGGCTAGCAACAACATCATTACCTACAGCTTCTGCTCTTCTAGCAATCTCTAGGTCAATGTTTTTCTGCATAGCAATTCTCATTGCGTCTTTACCAAAAATAGCCATTTTTGAACCTGTAACACCTGTGTTGGTATCGTTCAAATAGGAGCTAACAAATACTTGGACACCCATTAGTGTGCCAAAGAAACCTGAACGTAGTGCTTGACCTTGGAAAAGATCTCCACCTGCAAAAGCTGTTCCGCCAATGTCGTTCATTAATGCGGCATATGAGCTTGCGCCTACTATACCCATAAGTGGTCCTGTTTCGCCTGCGGCACGGATTGTGCCTACAGCTGATGCTACTTCAGCCATATCTAAATCACCTGATGTGATTTCTTGGCCTGTAAGTGAGCCCATAACACCTGCTACATCAGCGTCAAATGCCGCTGATACTGCGTTACCCAAGCTTCTACCAATCTCTTGTGGATCAATAGCACCTAGGTCACGTACAACTGAGCGTGCCGCATAGATTTCACAGCTGATTGTGTTCTTAGTGTCTGCTGGTAACACAGTTTCTAAGTCAACACCTGGAGCGGCTTCTGTTGTTAGGTTTGTTGCTGTGACAGCGGCTAATTCTGGAACCTGTACAACACCGTTTGGTGCTTGTACAACTGGAATCATTTCTCCGCCAATGAATAACGAACTTTCATGTGCCGCATAAACTGTAGCGGCTTTTACTGGTACAAACAGGGCGTCCGTGTTAAACCCTGATGCATATGCTGAATTTGCCATAATAAATCTCCTTGATTTGGCTTGGTTTTACAGTAGACCTTTTGAACGGGCCTCTGCATATATTTTTCTATCGCTTGCTTTGGTTAAGTCAAGTTTTTCCAAATCAAAGTTATCCACTGTAGCGCCTGTGACACTACTGTTTGTGTTTGTAGTGCTTGGAGCGGCTGTAACAAAATGTGGATTAGTCTGCAGGAATTCTTGAACCAAATCATCAACGCCTATTGGAGCACCAGAATCTGAATATCTTTGAACACCAGCATCATCTACCACTTCTGCCTGTCCATTCTCGCCAAGTCTAACTTGGTTACGAATCAACTGAACCACTTGTTGTGGGTTGACCGCTTTGTATTGTGCGGCCGCATTAAGTAGAGGTGTATTCACAGTGTATTCCTCAATAATCCTATTCTTTTCTGCTATTTCAGCGTCTTTTTTCTGTGCCATTTCTTTCAGTATTGTTTCAAACTCACCACGTTTGATAGCTTCTTCTTGTTTCTGCTTTTCAGCTGTGGCTCTGATTGATTTCAATTCATCAAGATCACCTAACTCGCTTAGTTGCTTTTCAAATTTAGAACTCAATGATTTCTTAAGTCCTGCCATATGATTATCAAATTCTGCTTGTGTATAGGTTTTGACAGATTCCTGCGTTTCAGTATTTTGTACTGTGGCCTCAGTTGCCACTTGTGTATCCAACGATTCTTCGCTCATTGTGGGCGTACCTCCTTTTAAGTTTGAGTAAACATTAATGTAATACTATTTATGTCTTTGAATTAAATGTGCCTGTTTTTTGCCTTATTTTGTTTAATCTCTCAGGATCCTGTTGTATTAGTATGCTAACAGGTGAGCTATATTCACCTTGTGCAGGATCACTGTAGAACCATTCATCGTCTCTGGTCTCATTGAGATATTCTGAATATGCTCTTAGGTCGTGTGAGTGTATGTCTACCTCATATATCCTAGCTGAGTAGTTGCCCAAGTCTTGTGGTACTGAGGTTTCAACTATGTCTATTTTACCCGCATGGAAATCCACATACGCCCAGGGACAAACTGACCGTATGTGGTTGAAGTAGTCTTGCCATTCTTGATGTGCTCTACCCTCTGCGTCCACCTTTTTTCTTCTTTGCCATCTTAAAGTTTCCCTTCTTTTAAATGCACATCCCAATAAGGATGCAGGTTATGATGATGATCATAAAACTGTGTATGATCCATATCATTCTTCTATGGGTATCCAATAATGGCGGCAGTTGTAGCCACCTCTGTCTGTCCAAGGATTATCTCCTGACTTGCCTACCCAGTCTTGACTCCATAGGTCAAGTATTTCTTCTTCTGTTAACACTGAACCATCTAGGTCTGCACACCACGGTCTTGTTTTTGCTATGGTACCGCCTGCATATTCATATCGCTTTATGTTGTAGCGTTTTGCTCTGTTCACTGTGAACGCACCATCAAACTTCATAACCACTGCTTCAGCGGCTGAGACCAATTGATCTGCTAGACTGCCTCCTACGGCTTGTACTGGCAATCTACCTTTGATTTGATTAACTAGATCTTTGAGTTCATCTGCAGTCACTGAAGGATCAGTCTTGCTTCTACGCAATTGATTCTGTAGTCTAGTGGTAACAGGATCATCAGTCTGCATAAACACACCTGATATGGCCGCACGAGTTTGATTTTTAACCGTCTCAACAGCAACACCTGTTATGGCCGCTCCTACAACTATGGTGCTAACAGTTTCTGCGTGTGATCTCACTGTTTCTGTGAGTGTGCCTGTTGCATCTGCCAACAATGTTGACTCTACAACTGCATCCTGTGTATCCACACCACTGCCTATGCCTGCTTGTGTCTGATTTTCTACAGTGTTGGCGGCAATGTCTCGCAGTGGTGTGGTTGTGCCTCTCACGCTCTCTGCATATGTTTCGTATGCTTGTACAATACTCTGTCTGGCTGATTCCGTATTACCAGCCTCCACTATGCTCACCAGTTGTGTTTCTAGTGCGGCAGTGGTGTCTAATAAATCTGTGCCTATGGTGTTGATTGTGCGATCAATCACCTCAGTGTGTTCAGCCATCAGTGTGTACAAATCCTCTAGCAGTTAATTCTAGATGTTGTGCTTGAGCAGTAACAGTTATGATTTCACCTGTTTGAGGATTCATCATTTCATGTGGTACAAATTCAGGTTCATCCATTGCTTGATATATTTCATTTAGTTTTTGCGGATCTTCTACCACAAGTTCTACAATACGCTTGTTGATTTCTTTGTTGAACCCTTCATTTTGTATACCAGCAACCTTGGCTTTCATGTAAAACTCTAGGTCTGCATTGTTGTCACGTATGTTGTACTGATGTGGATAATCAATGTTGGCTTCATAAGGATAACCCATGTATTCTGAGATCAATCTCCATATGTGTTCTTCTGTTAGTTCTAATGAATCTGCTTTCTCTGATAGTTTGCTGGCCAATTGTACAAATTCAGTTTGCATAGCAACACCTGACATGGTCTTTGATTCTACTGCACGAACAGCACCTGTGTTGGCCATTTTGTCAATGCTTTCCACACACATATCAATTGTTGCAAGAATATTTGTAATGTTTGCACCTGATGATTGTAGTATGTAAGGTTTCAATCCTGGATCCAAATCATCTGGCATCTGTATAACTGAACCTGCACCTGCTGATAGTATGGTGTTTTCTGTTACAGCCAAACTAGGATGTGAATCCAATCTAATTGTTTGTTCTATTTCTGATATGAGATTGTAAATGTATCTTTGTGTATCTGCAATGTCTGCTATATCGCTAGTACCTATGCCACGTATAACACCACGCTTGTTGTATGAACACACTGCTGGTATTTTGCCTAGGCCGTTTTCTGTGGCTTCTGCACGAACAATCTTGCCATCATCCACAGTCACAGTGCGGATGGTTTCTTTGGTCCATTCTCTAATGGTTTTTGATTTAGCCAACGCTTCTTCAATGTACTTGATATAAACCAATTCATATGCACCTGAATCCTGTCTTTCCCAACGCCAATCCAACATCATCATTGGTGTGATTAGATTGAGATATGGTCTTGTTTGACTAGCAATTTCATCTGCCTGTGTTATAGCACCTGTGTTGGGCTTTGCTACTATGATCCACGAATGCCCAAACACTGAATTAAAAGTTGCAACGTCCTTCATAAAGCTGTTGAAACTTCTACCATCTTGGTCTGCATCTTGTAGGATTGAATTTGTTCTAGGATCATCTGCTAGTCTGCCTAGATCTCTAGTTGGTGGTGTTTTAAAAATAAAACTGGTGTATACATCTATGATTGATGCACAATGATTCTGTAGTGGTGTGCTTCGTAGCCTAGCACCATATTCACTTGCAGTTTCTAGTTGGTAACGCATCAAGTGATTTGCGTTTTCGTATTCTTTTGAACCAATAAATGATTCCAGCATATATTGCCAATGTTTAGAATATTCGTTGTACAGTGAATTTCCTGCTACATACTGTTCAACTGAATTTTCAATAATTTCTATTGCATCCATAGGGTTTCCTTAAGGTTTTCTTGTGTTAACACAGTATTTATATGAATACAAAAATTCACCTTTATAATTGTACTCTATGACGCCAGGTTTGTGCTTTTTGTACTGGTGTGGGCCTTTTCACAGGGAATAGATAAGCCACTGCGTATGTGACTGCATCGTAAAGGTGATCATATCCTGAATCTTTATCAGGTTGGTTGGTTCCTATCTTGAAGCTGTGCTTCTCAAGGCATTCAATTGTTCTCTTGCACTTGGGATCTACCAAGAAGTGTATGTTGCCATCTGCTGTCTTGCACCTGTTGTTGAATGCATTCATCCTGTCTTTCACAGGGTCGTGTTTGCGTGGTGCTTTTACCAAGAATCCTGCATTTGCCAGTATCACGTGATCTGATTTACCACTTGAACTGGTTTGTGATCTTGAACCTGACGGATCAGGAAACACCCAAATCTTCTGTGTAGGATATCTGTGTTTCAACTCTTTTGCCATTTCATCTGTGTTGCTGGAATATATTTCTATCTCATCTATACAGTGCAGGAGATCTCCTGATCTTGCCATTATACTACAACTCATAGGATTGATATTAAAATCCAATCCACAAATGATCTCTTTGGGTACTGCACCCCCATATGCTTGTACATTTTGTTCTCTACTAAAGTTATAAGCAACTCTTGAACCTAGGTCTTCAAATGAAGCTTCAAACTCCTGTCTAAACTGTGACGCACTCATATCCTGTTTGGCGGCTTGAATCTCTTCAGGTGCAACCATACCAGATTGCAGTGTGGTTAGTCGCCAACTCTGCCAATCTACATTTTCACCAGCCGCAATGAATAGATCATAGAAATAGTTTGATTTACCTGCTGGTGTAGATATAAACATTGCATCACCACGTTGATCCGCTAGTGCAGGACGGATTACTTCTGGAAATAAATCTGGATCAACATAGCTGGCTTCATCTATAACACAGTAATCCAATCTTATGCCACGTAAACTGTGTATGTGTTCAGAACCTTTGAGACTTATGGTGCTACCGTTCACCAGTTCTATGCTGAGTTCAGATTCATTTATTTTACTAGCCCATCTTAGGTCTTGTAGTCTTTCTCTCAACTGTTTCCAAACTATCATCTTCGCGGCACGGTATGATGAAGTAATATACATCACATTCTTTCTAGGTGGTACTGCATATCTGCACAGTTCGTGTATGGCTAGATATGTCTTGCCTGATCTTCTACCTGCTGTTACTACTTTGAATCTATGTGGGTCCGCACTTACCACCTGTTGCCATTCACTTAACTGCATCTTTTTGTTCTAACATGGTTAATCTAGTGTTCAAATGCTGAATATCATCTCTTGCACGTTTGGCGTTGTGTATGAGTTTTTCTATTGTTTCAGCTTGTCCATTTAGTGCTTTGGCCAATTCAAAATTGTTTTGAAGTAAATCTTGTAGTTGCTGATAAGGATCCCAATCATGGTTTAGCATAAAATTTTTGCCTGATTTCAAAATGTTCTCTTCTTGACATTACACAAACATTTGTACTATGCCATCCTATATCCCAATCTAATCTGCCCAGTACCTGTGCATGAGCGCCTCTGCCTCGCTGTGCCCAGGCTTCTTCACACCATATCTCATGCCAATCATCCCAAGTTAATGTATAGTCTTCTCTTCTATGTCGTGCTTGGGCACGATGCTTGAGATATGCATAATATTTGTTGCGTAGGTAATCAGTAGGTTGACACAAGTGTTCAACTGCCCAGGATTTTTTGTTTTTTGTTTTGGGTAGATATTTTGTTTCCATATAGTATTTATATGAAAGCGGACACCCCGTAAAATTTAATGGGGTGTCCTAATAGAGATCCTAGTTTTATGACTGTATCTAAGGAGCGGATCTCTAAACTGAGAATGTGATAATCCAGTCAATGCCTTGACCTATTGCCCAAAAAGCAATGATCACATAGGCTAGATCTAGTAATTTTTTTACGGAATGTAGTATGGGTTTTAGTTGTTCCACGTGGGCTCCTTCTTCAGTGTAACACGATGTGTGGTGTTTATGGTTTCTGCTGAAAATCTTTTGTATTGTGCATCCGTCATTTCTACTGAACCATCCTCTTCAAGTTCAGTGCCAATTGAGACAAAATTGTAGTCATATAATTCGTCGTGTTGATAATAAAATTTCATCGTACCTCCTCAAACAGTTGTTCATAAGGCTCAGGATTCAATATACCTATGCTTGAATCGTCATTGGGACAGTGTATGTTGTTCTTTGAATTGTACACATCTCTTACCAAAAACAGCCAACACCATAGTTTGCCTTTTGCACTGTGACTCTTAGGGCGACCCTCTTTTTTAACCTGTCCTTCATAAGGTGTCATACACCAAGGTGCATATGCATTAGCATACTTGAGAAGATGTGTTCTCAATTCTGCTGTTTTCCAATGCACACTACGGTAGTCATCTGAACCTAGCACACTTTCAAATATGCCTCGCCATATTTCATCATCACAAGCGTGTAGTATGTGCCATATGGTTGAATTGTTGTGTTTTATACGGCCAGTCTTGTTTATTTCTGAATTGTACACTTCACAGATGCCTTCTACAATATCTATGCCTGTGGGTGTGTGTGGTTCTCGTAGATAAGGTGTCAGTTTCACACTCGTATTATGTATCGCCATTTTCTTCTCCTTGTACTTCATTAGTATAACTGTTAACCGTTTGTTTGTCAAGGGTTTTTTCTGGGTTCCAAGGCAATGGTTGAAGATCTTGTGCTGTGGTTTCCGTCATACCCAATATGGCTTTGGCTAGAAATATCTGCACACTTGCATTCATATGTTCACAGGCATTTTTCATCATTGCACGTCTCAGTTTGATTTTTGTCATTTCCCTGCCTTTTTGCAGTTCTGCGGCAAAGTTTCTGGCTATGGTAGCATCACTGACTCCATAGAAACGACCTATCTCTTTGTTGTTCAATCCCAGCACTGCGAGATCATACACTTGGTCTGGTGGTACAATGGTCTTGTCCCATCCACACTGAATACCCGCAATCTCGCCTGTTGTTATTTCTTTTGGAGCTGGGCCTCTGGTGCCCCAACCCTTGGGTCTCATTGTATCGTTCATATTGTATTTATACGAATCATAAAAAAACTGTGTAAAATAGGGGTTGACACAAGTCATTGTTTTTGTTACACTATTTGTATACGTTGATAAATACTATTGAAGGGTTAAAATAGCTTTGGTTGCTCTTAGTTAGGTTAATCAGTTCCTGGACCACCCTTCAGATATCACAAGGAACTGTACACAGGAATTGAAATGAAAAAATTAATACATAAACAAATCATAGAAAATCAAAGAATTGAACGCCAGAACCTTGAGCAAGAACAACTTGTTGGTTACTGGGCAAAAAAGTTTTCTCGTATCAGCAGAAAAGATCTTACAGAACATCCTCAAATAGATGATGTAATTTTTCTGTTGAAAATTAGAGATCAATTAGGCAAATATTTCAACAATATAGAAACAGGTATGTGGGGTTTCTGTTGGAGTTACACATATCACAAAAAATGCAGGCTCAAAAAGAAACATATACGCAAATTAGAACGACTAACTACAGGCATACTTAACAGATTACAAAAACAGGCAACTCAAAGACAACGCATACAGGCACATAGATAGAATCCTTGAAAAACCTTTCCAATTATTGGGGTAATAAAGGAAAGGACCCTAAAATAGCAGATGTAAGTATTCTTAGATAAACTGCTTAGGGTGTGCCCGCAGATTCCACAGTGTGGTTGAGAGTTACACATAGTCAAACTTCTCTCGTAATTTTTGTTTAAGGAACCGTTCCCGTAAGGGGCTATTACATTTAGAGATGTGTGTAGTTACGGTGGTGGTCAAATGTCTAAGGTAATTTTTTTTAGATTATCTTAGCATTTGCCCCCGCGTGGCTACAACATATCTCATCTCTAAATGTAATAGTCACTTGTGTCTTTCTAAAACGAAGTGGAAACAACACCATCTTGTGCTTGAGCGAGTGCAACGAGTGATAAGACAAGTGGGTTGTATGCTGGTGGCGTAGCAACTGGCATTTAACATTGACACACACGACCACTTGCTGTATACTGTATAAGTCATAACATAGGAGAAATAAAAATGGGTAAACCAACACACGACTATAATAATCCCTTAGATCAAATAAAGGCAATATCTTATAATCTAAAAAGAGTTGCTGATGCTCTTGAAGAGATTGCAGGCACAATCACAGAGCAAGATGAATCAACATCTATGAGTGATACATTCCAAGTGAAACCAAAAACTCAAAGCAAAAATCAAAGTATGCGGCAGTTTTTAGAATCACTAGGCCAGACTACTTGACCTCATATAGACAGCAATTTTAAGCTAACCGCGTCGTTTGATATCAAACGAAGCTTCGTTTGGCACTGTATGACCAGGTTGCGGATTTAACGTCATTTAAATGTAAAAAGGATCCACTGTTTTGCAAAATGGCTTAAGCAACACAGTGAATCCACCCA